TTTTACCTGAAAGTTTGTATCCCAAGACTTCGGCATTCTTTTTCCGTTGGTCATTCCACTCATCGGTGAATCCACCATCATATTTTTCAAGTTCTTCTCTTACCATATCACTAAGATAGGCTGATAATCTTGATTTATATTCGTCCACAGGTTCTTCCTTATGTTTTACCCAAACTGGGTGTTCTTTATTATCATATGGTCAGGTATGATATCCAGGTTTCATTATCTAATATATTTTTTAATTGATTTTATAAAATCGTTTTTTGCTCCAGGCCCAAATTCTGTTTTAATTAAAAATGCAGTGGCCCGTGCAACAGAATCTAAATTAGCATTCCCTTTTTTATCGGCCTTTTTATATCCACCTAATATACCTTTGTATATCCATGTCCAAGTAGATTCGTTTTCCTCATTTAGTTTTTCATCAAGACGGAATTCTCTCCATTTCTTGTTCATATTGAATTCTTGTTTTTTATTCATTAAAGTTCCCTTTTAACCAATCTAGCGTATTTACTAACTTCTTGTGGGTCTAATTGTAATGCTACAATAGTTCTACCCAAAATAGCTAACTTTCTTTTACGGTTGAGATTACCTCTAGCAACAGCATCTATAAATTTTTTCATATATCTGTCTATTGTTGCTGGAATTGGTTGTGAAAAGGCTTCCTCATCTTCTTTAATCATTTTTTTAATTTCTTCTCTAATGACTTTTCTAAGAACATCTTCTTTCATTTTATCTCTCCTCGTTTCAACAATTCCACCATAAGCAGTTTTGTTTTTTCGTTTTAATTCTTTATCAAGTTCTTTTAATTTATTACTATCAATAGCAAATCTTAATTCTAAAAAATATCCACCTATATTGTGTGCTTTCATATTCTTTATACCATATTTTTTCAATATAGGAATAGCAGTTTTGGTCATAAATCTTTTATTTCCACTAATAGCGTGCATTTTTACTGATTCATTCATTTCTATTCTCCACGAATAATATCGTTAATTATAGACTCAACTTTACAATATTTTCCACAAGTTCTACCTTCTGGTTGTTTCTCAACACCTTCTTTTAATGGATGCATAAATGCTCCGTGGGTGGATGGATTAGAAACAAAATCAAAAGCAATAAGTTCAAAATCATTTTGAACTGTTTGTCCATCACCTTCTTGCATAGGTTCTACTGAACCTAAACCACGTGAACTTATACCTAACTTAATACCTGCTTTGAATAGTTCACTAAGTATAGTTCCACTTGGAGTTCCAAGAACTTCAACTGAACCAATTAAATTTTTACCTTCCCAGTGCATTTCTGTTACATTGTGTGATACATTCTGTAAATTAACTACAGAACTTTCAGGATGGTCAAGTTCTCCCATTGCACGTTTTTGAGTTACAAAGTTTTCTGCATATTTCTGTGATTCTCTTTGTAATATACCGTGTGGATATACTCTACCATTTTGGTTTTTGGCGTCTGATCGTTGTAGTACACCATGAACGATTAAACGACCATTATTCTCTTTAAGAGATTCATTTATCTGTTCTCTTGTAATTTCAAAGGGTAGATAATCTACTATTAATTGTCTTGCCATCTTTTTACTCCTATTTCTTAAATCTCTTAATTTTGCCATTCTAATCTCCTACCTCATAAAATCAAATTCTTGATTCTTGAAAGTTTCTTCAAATTCTTCAACATAATCTTTTGCTAAATCTTTTCTTTGTCGTTTTGGAAAAACATCTAAGTGATTTCCACCATATGACTTCGTATATCGTTTTGCACCATCATCAATCAAATACATAAAAGCTTTTGAAGCAAGACCTTTACGATATTTTCCTTGTTTCTTCTTACTCGACAAATTCTTTAATATCGGCATATACCTCTGACGATAAAGACTAGCGTCATTGTCAATATGAAGTTTCAATTCTCTCATTTCATCTGAAAGTCCCCTTTCGAGTAATAAATCTCTAAGTTTAATCATTATTTAACCCATAGAATCATCGTTTACCGTCCATTCAACATTAACACCACTTGTATCAATCACTCCTTGAATGGCCTTTTCAATATCTTCTACGAAACTTTCCTCGGTGGTTTCATTATCTGTATAATCAACTTTCATATCAATCCGTATAGGAAATAATGCATGTTGTTCATTTATTTTGTATTTTTCCATCACACCTTTAAGTGTAGGTAATGGATCACCAAATTCCCTCTTACCAAAAAGTCTATCATAATTCTCTTTTAATATATGTTTTTTCATCTATCTTTCCTCATCATTATTTCGTGTCTAAGTTCTTCTAACTTTTTAATCCACGTAGTTAAATGTTTAATCATATAATTCTTATCTACATCTTTTCGTTGCGTTTCAGTATGCCATCGTTTTAATAAAGTCGAAATACTGAACAACGAATCCATATAGGATTTTTTGTTCTCTTGAAAGGTCATGGTTAATCCTAGAGTAATTGACCGACTTTATTAGCTAATTTAACTAACCTCTCACTAATTTTACTCAAAGCCTTGTGTGTATTCTTCCAATAATCTCTGGAGTCCACCTTCAACTCGTTTTTTAATCTAACATTATATCTCACAACTCGTTCTAACTCTGTAAGGTTATCACGAGTTTCTCTCATAGCCATTCCAATTTTTTGCTTGGGTGTTAAAGTATCATCATTTCTCCAAGCGTGGTATCTTCCCTCATTAACCACCGATTCAGTTTTTCTCAACTTCGGGTCATCTGCAATAAAATGACCAGTTCCATCAGTTGGTTCTGTATGACCTCCCGTGTAACCGGCCTTGCCCTTACCTTTACCTTTTTTATTACTACCACCAAATGCATGCGGTGTGTTGTAACTACCACCTACACTTGAAGTAGAATTGGCTTCATCTAATTCTTGTCTAATTAATTCCCTAACAAGTTTACGAATTAAACCTTCTCTAACCCGTGACATTGTGTAGTTCCTTGATGAGTTCATAATACCTCATTAATGCCACAACCTGCTTGTCTTTCACAATCTTACCTTTTGATAAAGTATCACTCTGTTTAATTGCTTCTGTTAATTTAATCTTAGTTACTTTATCATCAATTCTTGGTAAAAATTTACTAAGAATTTTCTTAATTTTCATAACTTCACTATCTACAAATTCTCTTAACGAATTAGTATTAGAAATATTATTAACATACTCTTTCAATAAATTTCGTTGCATAGAATTAAGATTTTTATACTTACCATTAAAATTATCTACCATTAATTGATAAGAAAGTAATCTTAAATCTTTATCTTCATTCTTAAATTCAGAAATTACTTTGCTGTCTGTATCACGTGGTTTTACTTTGTTACGGGTGATATGTTCTATAATAGAAAAATTACTATCTACTTCTTCTTTTGGATCAAATACAGGAGTTGTTTCTGCTAAAAATGTTTTATAAATAGAAGCATATACTTTATAGTTAGGAATTCGTGCTCTGAAAAAATCTTCCACAGTATAGTTCTTCTTAATCTCTTTAATAAGATTATATTTTTCATTACGAAGTTTTTTATTCTGTAATTTTTCTCTAGCTCTTATTACAGCATCAACTAATTTTTCTGCTTTCCGAGACGAATTATAATTTTCTTTTAACAAAACTTGATATAATTGATTTTCTTTACCAAGTTCTGTCTTTTCGTTAAAGTATTTTTTTAACACCTCTACAGATTTACTTTTATCATCACCATTCATCACATCTACAGTGATCTGGCGGGACAATAATTCAAAAAGAATTCCCGTATTTTTAATCTTCGAGTGCTTTACACGTTGGGCCATAATCTATGCTCCTAAATAAGTATATTTCTTCATCTATAAATATAAAAACTTCTAATAATTAGTCGTTTAAGTATCACTTAAAGACGATGATACTTCGTTTTTATATTCTTCTTCCACATCAGTCGTTTCATAGAGTATTTTTCTATCTTCACGACCTACTTTTCCTAAACTTTTCTTTAATGCGTCATAATGTGCCAACGCAACTCCATATTTTGGACTACCACTACCACCTTTTCGTTTGTCGTGGGCTCCAAGTGGATCTCGACCCCTTATACTTGAGTCTTTTCCGTGTTTAGGACCTTCCTTTGGACGACCACTTCCTGGCCAGCCATCATCTGGTATATTTATCTCTAATTCTTTACCACTTCTTCCTTGTCTTGCTCCAGGTGGTTGTGCTCCAGGTACTCCTGGCATTCCACCCTCGGCTCCACCCGCATCCATCATTGCTCCTTGTGTTCCAACTGCTTCTTCGGTCTGAACTGGGTCATTACCTTCCATTTCAATCTGTGACCATCTAAACTTCCGTTTTTGGTCTTTAATAAGTCCAAGTCTTATCTCTTTCTTATCTTCTTCAGTAAACTTAAAAATATTATCATAAATCCATTCTGTATCGGCTATTTTAGCGTCCATTATACTTGAAGCAAGACTTTGTTTATTATTCCACAATTCAATTCTTTCTTCTTCATATATTGTAGATGGATTCTTTAATGCCAATTCAAAATTAACAAGGTCTGCATCTGTATATCCTTGTGCATATAGATGAACTATTGCAATCTTTGTTAATTCACTGGTTACAATTCTTTGAAGTCTTTCAATCGTTCTTGCAAACCGAACATCTTCTGCTGCTAACGTTGCTTTACTACCAACATTTTCTTCGTACCCTAAAAACGCCTTTGGAATTTTTAATGCCGCCATTAATTTATTTCTTAAATATTCAATATCTTCAACGGCCTCATATGTCAGTCCCGCAAGACTATCAATTTGAGTTCCACTATCTCCTCCACGAACTGGTAAGAAGAAATCTTCTGTAAGATTTTGGATATTATATTTTAAATTATAATCACCTGTATTTTGGTCAATTACTGGTGCCTTTTTCATCTTATTAATAATCTTCTGCATAAAGTTTTCAACTTCTGCTGGTGGAATATTTCCAATATCAATCTTGAAAACTCTTTTTTCTGGTGCTCTCATAATTCTATGAATCAACATAGCATCTTCCATAAGAGATAATTGTTTCCAAATCTTACGGGCTCCTTCAATCATACCTTTTCCATATGGTATAAAGTTTGCATCTGAAAGTAATCTAAAATGTGCTATTTCAAAATTTTCTAATTCTTTATTTGTAGACATATGACCACTATGTCTTGTATCACCTTCTTCAACCATAAACTGAACCAAATATGGATTTTCTGGATCCTCACCTTCAATACGAGTAACATCATATGCTGAAAGTGGAACTACATTTGTAATACCATATTTTTCTTTAATGTCTAAATAAAGATAAAAATCCCCATATTTACATAGGTTACGAACCCACGGCCATAAATTAAATTCTATATTTAATATATCATAAAAAAGATTATGTAGAATATCATGGATATTTTCATTTTCAGAACGAATCTCTAATACTTGTCCATATTCTGATTTCATAGTGGATTCATCTGCATAAATATCAAGTGCGCTTGATATAATAGCATCACTATCCATTTCTTCATAATCTCTAAATAGGGCCAACCTCTGTGCCTGAAAACTAATTGCCTGTGCGTGTCCATACCCACCAGTTGTTAAATTAGAATGAAGTCTTGACCATCTATCTACAAGACGATTTCTCTCCATTGACTGTACTCTATCAGTATCAGCTATTTTTAACGTTTTTCCACCTGCATGTCTTACGATTACATTTGTGGAAAATAATCGTTGTAGTCTTGCTCTTAAACTTGTGCTTGCCATAATTTACCTCTTATTTTATTAACCAAGTTAGATCTTCTCTTTCACCTTGTACTTCCCAATCCCAACCTTCGGCTGTTTCCTCTTGAGGAGTATAAACTGGTTCATAATCTAACATTTTATTTAAGACTGTTTTTTGTAAGGCAATACCTTCTGCATTTAATCTAAGTGCAGTATCTCTTACCCACAATCCTATCGCCAAACTCATTGGAAGGTCATCATTATATCCTTCCATTGCTTCGGCCTTGTTATTGTGCCATATAAACACAAATAATTCATCAATCAGTCTATTAGAATGTACTATGACTGATTTTTCTCTAAAATATTCTTCTAATTTTGCTATTACTAATGGTCTTGTTTTCATAGTCATACTGAATCCAGGGATCATTTGTCTATCTTTATGTCTATATCTATTTGTTACTTGTCTTGCGACATCTACAAACTGTAAATCTTTTGATGTGTAAAATAGGTTATCATACTCTCTATCAATAACTTGCTGGATAGTAGCCCAACCAATACTTGAGTTCTCAATAACAAGTAATGCGTTGTTATATTCCATAGCAGTGTTCATACATAAATTACCAAAATCTTTGGTAGGTATTTTCCCCTTATATTCT